GAACAAATTAACTTCAATCACAGATGAGCAGAGAGCTAGAACTGATTCAGCTACTAAAAATAAGCTTGACAATTCAATAATAATATTATCAAAAAGACTAGAGTCTATACGCAAACTAAAGTCTGATTTAGAAGTAGTTGAAAAGAAAGATAAGCCAATAAAAGTAGTAGATACATCTGCTGTAGGAGTAATGCCTACAACTAAAAAAGAAAAAACTGCAGAGCAGATTGCTGATGAGGCTGATAGATTGGCTAGACAAGAGCTAAAAAATAAGATAGCTCTAATAAACAAAGAAGAGCAATTAGCGTTTATTAAGTACGGTATATTTGATAAAGAATCACAAAGCCAATATCATGCTGGTATTACGCTACAAAGAATTGAAGACACTACTAAAGAGTACAAGTCTCATGCTTGGGCTGTTGACGATATTAGTAATGCTGAGAAGGCTAGACTTGATGCTGTAGTTGATATACTAGGAGCTAATCAGAAGTTTGCTATTGAAAAAGCCAATGAGTTAGACGTGTTAAAGGCAAAGGCTAATCTTGAATCAGCCATGTTTGAAGAGTCTAAGATTCGTATGCAGTTTGAGCTTGATATGGCAGAAGCTATTTCAAAATACAATACATCTCCAGCTGGAACTGAAAGGGATAGCAAGATAGTAGCTGATGCAGAACTAGCAATAGCTAAACAGAATAAGTCATTTGATGAACTAGCAATTAAAGATGCAAATACTCTTCGTGATATACGTATTGAGATAGCAGACCAACAAGCTTCAATTGCTGATGGCATGACAGTATGGGCTGACTCAATAGGAAAGATAAATAGTGAGTATGGAAATGTAGCTAATTCAATTTCTGGCATATATGCCTTTCAAAAGAAAGCGGCAGTAGCACAAGAGCAGCTTGAAATAAAGTATGCCAAGAAGGCAGAAGGTAGAGACAAAAAAGATTTGAAATCTGCACAGTTCTTTGCTGACCTAGAGGAAGAGAAGTCAAAAGAGCAGGCTATCATTGACTATAATAACTATCAAGCTCAACTTGATATGTATGGCAATCTAGCTGGAGCTATGTCTAGTATGTTTAAACAAGGCTCTAAGGAAGCAGCTGCATTCCAAATCATACAAACTGCACTAGCAGGAATATCTGGTGTCACAGCTATCCTTGAACAAGGAAAAGGAGACCCATATACTTCGTGGGGAAGAATGGCTGCTATGGCTGCTATTGTAATACCAATGGTAACTTCTATCGGGGGAAGCATAAAGACTATGTTTGGTGGAGAAAAGGTATCTACATCATCTGACGCATTCTCTTCTATGGCTGCAAATGATGGTAAAGGTTCTGTTCTTGGGGATGCATCAAAGGCTTCAGAGTCAATAGCTAACTCTCTTGAGCTTATGGGAGATATAGCTAAGCCTGAGTTTGCGTTAATTTCACAGATGAATAAATCGCTTATATCTATTGACCAGAAGATAGGTGGGGTTTCAAGCCTATTGATACGGCAAGGTGGTTTTGCGCTTGGTGAAGGTTACGAAGGTTTTAATATTACAAGAAAGTCGTCTATTCAAAATAGTATAGATAGTCGTATAGACAAAACTCTTACTCTTTTGGACAAGTCCCCATTAAACATAGGTGGGATTTTGTCTAATGCGTTCCTGTTAGCAGGGAACGCACTTATTTCGAAGATTGCAGGCGGGATATTCGGCAAAACCTCAGTATCTCAAAATATGACAGACTCTGGTATAACTTTTGCAGACGCCCTATTACAAAATGCCAAAGAGCAATTTGAGGGTAGTGCGTATCAAACTATATCAACTACAGTAAGCAAGAAGTCGTGGTTTAAAAAGTCATCGAGTACATCAATAGTCACTCACTTTGACGAATTGAATGGCGAGTTAGAACGACAATTCAGTCTTGTGCTAGGTGGACTATATGATACTACAATGCTTGCTGGCAATGCGTTAGATGCATCCGCCTTATCTGTAGGGGCAAGCCTTGATAACTTTGTTGTATCCATTGGGAAAATCTCCCTCAAGGGTAAGACTGGTGATGAGATACAAGAAACGCTAAGTGCTATATTTGGCAAAATTGGTGATGATATTGCGCTAACCACATTTCCACTGTTAACAGCCTTTCAAAATGTAGGTGAGGGTCTATTTGAGACGATGAGTCGTGTGTCAGTAGGTATGGAAGAAGCTGAATACTACATCAACCGTTTGGGTTATGCATTTGATGATATTTCATATCTTGACATACTAAATAAGCAAGGTGATGTAGGCTTTGAAGCATTAATGCAGTCTATAGCAAATGCTAATAATGTAACCAAAGACTTAAGCAATGGTCTTATAGAGCTTATGGATGCGGCAGGTGGAACAGCAGAGGAGCTATATTCATTATACAACGCACTAGACTCATTGGGTCTTATGCTTTCATCTGTAGGCATAGATAGCATTATGTTGACTCAAGCAATGATAGCTGGAGCTGGTGGTATCGAACAGCTTGCAAGTGGTATCTCTGACTACATAGATGGGTTCCTAGCTGAGTCAGAACAAACTATGTACAAAGTATCACTATTGGTAGAGCAGTTTGATAGACTCAACTTAACTATGCCAGATAGCAAAGCTGGTTTCAAAGAGCTGGTTGATGGTATTGATACCACAACAGAAGCTGGACAAGACCTATATGGAAGAGTAATTCTTCTAAGTAGCGCATTTGATGAAGCATCTGAGTCAGCTGAGAATGCTAGAAATAGTTATGTTGAATTGTTCTCACGAATTGATAGAATACTAAATCCTACAGCATTCAAGAAACTGGCTGAACTATATCCATTAATAGGTACAGCTACGCTTGAGAATGCTAATGATGTAATATCAAAGCTAGAAGAAGCTCGTGATAGTGAGCTGAACTCAATACAGAGCATAATTAACGCTGTAGCTAGTCTAAATGACCTTTCTAAGTCCATTAGAGATACTGCAATGGGTACAACTCTAAGTAGCTCACAGGCTCAATACAGCTCAATGTACACACTGATTGAAACTGCTATTGCAAACAATACTGATTTCACTGGATATGTTGCTGATTTTACAAAGTCTGCTAATGACTATGCAAATAACATTAAAACAAATGCAACTTCATTGGCTGACTATCAATATCAATCACTTGTATTGGCAAATGAGATTAGCTCTTTAGCTACTTCAGATGATTCAACTACTCTTGGCGATATTAACGATACGTTTATAGATTACATCACTGAGTTACAAGCAAGTCTTGAGTCGCAGTTTGCGTCTTTATTTGGAGATGAGACATTAAGTGTTTTGCTTACTGGCACAGAGACAGGTATGGGTGACTATATTAAATTGCTGTACCAAGCACAGGCAGATGCTAAAGCAAAAGAAACAGCGCCCTTATCAGCTTCTACTTTCACTGCTGGACATACGCTTGGCACTCAGGAGAGAATTGACTTTGCAAAAGCAACAGGATTAACTATAGGCTCTCAAGAGTTTGAAAAAGCAATTATAGATATACAAGGCTTCGATACTCAGGCAGATGATACTTCTTACTTGAAGCAACTATCGGGGCTAAGTGGTTCATCATTGTCAGACCCAACTATGATGAAGATAATAAAGTCACTTGGTGACAGAGCCCCAGAAGATGCACAAGTAGCGTACTCAGCTGTTCAACAATCACTACAAGATAGTGCTCAAAGCGAATACTTAGCTTCTCAAGCAGCTAGAGCAAACAACCTATCTGCCTATACAGAGATAATGGGTGTTGTAAGTAGATTCCAAAAGATTCATAAAGACTGGTGGCAGAGTACCAATGAGATGCAAGACAATGCTATACTTAATAAGTATGGCACTGGGTTTAATACCAACGAGAAGCGTGGTGAAAATGCTAACCAAGCAATGTATGACTCTTATGTTCGTCTTGCCAATAGTTATCTAAGTGCAGCAGATAGATATAATATTCCTCTGAAGGATTACTTTGGATTCCAGTCTGGAGGATATACTGGAAATATTGGAGTAGATGATTTTGCTGGTATCGTACATGGACAGGAATATGTAGTTAACGCTCAGACAACTAAAGATTTAGGACTGAATAACTCATCTGGTGTCTTTGAAGAGCTGCTTAATGAAATCAGTGATTTAAAGAATCTAACAATAAAGCTTGTTGCAGATAGTTCAAAGCAACTAAGTACCCAAAGAGCTATGCTGGCTGAAAGCGTAGCTTAGGGTATAATTACATCAATAAAAGGAACAGCAGATGGCACAACCAGTTTATGCAATACGTTATTTGGGTACAGTGAGAGTAGTTAAAAACACCAAATACACAACAGCTTCGCTATTATTATCATTTGCAGGAGCTACAGTTGCAAAGCTGTCAACTGACATATCTGGCGATACAGTAGGGATAACTGTAAATAATACACCAATGGCTAAATACAAGGATGGTGAAGAGCAGTACGTACAAACAGGAGATACTTTTGAGTTTGACAAGGACTGTACTTTAAAAATAGGTCTCTATAAGGCGGTTACATAATGAGGTATTTAAAGCAAGAGATAGAAGCCTTTGTGTCATCCAATATACCAGAGAATACAGAAGTGTGGTCTAATGAGCAAGTTGCAGCAGGAAGCTTTACTGTTGGTAAGACATATACCATACTATATGTTGGGACAACAAACTTTACTTTAATTGGTGCATCATCAAACACTATCGGAACTGTATTCACTGCCACTGGAGTTGGAAGCGGAACTGGTACAGCTATGATTACATATGTAGCTGGAGACTTGCTTTTATTGGAGCCTTACATATATAAAGCTGTTGCTATTAATTCAGATAAAAGACCAGATATATATACTGGAGTATATTGGGTAAAGTGGAGTGTAAGCAATAGACTAGCAATGCTAGATTTATCTGCTAATTCACAGAGTGAAGTTATTGGAGCTGATCTAGTTGTTGTGTTTAATCAAGTAGGTATTGAGACTCTTACTATAGGTAACTATGAGGCATCTGGGATTAAAGTTGAGGTATTAACTGCGGATGAGTTAACTGTTTTGTGGACTTATGAGAATAAAGACTTCTATAATATTGCAGTAGATGACTATTACTCATACATTTATGAGCCTTATGATTTCGCAGTGTCCAGAGGGATTAAGATAGACATTCCTGTTCTTGGAAGTAAAATTAGGGTTACGCTATACAGCTCAGGCATAAGAGCTGCTTGTGGCTTCTTGGCTGGAGGCTTATCTGTATATATGGGAGAAACTTTATGGGGAGTAGGCTTTAAGTATAACTCATTTGCAATTAAATCAACTGATGATTTTGGTACTCTATCTGTAACCAAAAGGGCAGTGCAAGACTTGGTGGATTTTGAGACTGTATTTGACTCTACATACCTAATGAGAATACGTCAAAACATCAAGAGTATTTATAATGATATAATTGTATTTATAGTTGAGGATGACTCTAACAATTATGAGAACTTATTGACACTAGGGGTAGTTGAATCTGCTTCAATAGTTCTAAGTAACTCTCAAAAAACTACTATGACTTGGTCTATAGTTGAAGCTATCTAGGAGAAATAAATATGGCAATTACTCAAAACATAACCGCTTTACCACCAGCTGGTCATAGGGGCGTTGATATTCGTACAGTCTTTGTCACAAAGCAAGAAGCTTTTCAGGACACGCTGCAAGCCGTGACAGTTACTCAGTTAAACAGTTTCGCAACTCAAGCTAATCAACTTCAAGTAGAAGTAAACGCAACACAACAGTTGGCAGAGGATTATGCGGTAAAAACTGCTGCTACCGTTGAGACTGGGACATACTCAGCTAAAGAGTTTGCACTTGGTGATTTGACAGCAACAGGCGGTTCAGCCAAAGCATGGGCTGTTGATGCCTCAAACCCTGATGGTATTGCTACAAGTGGGTCAGCTAAGTCTTGGGCTACTAAAGCCACAACAACAGTAGATGGTACATCTTACTCATCAAAAGAATACGCTAGCGGAGATGCTACGGCTTCTGGTGGTTCAGCAAAGGCATGGGCGATAGATTCCTCTAGCCCAAATGGCACTACAGATAAGAGTGCAAAGACATTAGCTACAGAAGCGGCTGCATCTGCCTCTACGGCAACAACACAAGCTGGTATAGCAACTACTAAGGCAAGCGAAGCTTCTACTTCTGCTACCAATGCTGCCTCTAGTGCATCTACTGCTACCACTCAAGCAGGACTAGCTTCTACATCTGCTACTAATGCGGCTACAAGTGCAACAGCAGCTAGTGGTTCAGCATCTACAGCATCTGCTCAAGCAACTAACGCAGCTGCTTCAGCTACAACAGCAAGTACTCAAGCTACTAATGCAGCTGCTTCAGCTACAACAGCAAGTACTCAAGCTACTAATGCAGCATCTTCTGCCTCTAGTTCCTCAACATCCGCAGCTACTGCTACTACTCAAGCTACTAATGCCAGTTCTAGTGCTACATCTGCAAGTGGATCAGCTACCACGGCAACAACGCAAGCTGGGTTGGCGACAACTGCTAGGATTGCGGCTGAAGCTGCACTAGATGCATTTAATGACCGATACTTAGGGTCTAAAACATCAGCACCAACTTTAGATAATGATGGCAACGCCTTAGTTTCTGGTGCTTTGTATTTTGATACTACTCAGAATTATATGAAAGTATGGAGTAATACAGGATGGATTAATGCTGGTAGTTCTGTTAATGGAACAACTGAGAGATATACATATCATGCTACTGCTGGACAGACAGTGTTTACTGCTACGTATGAAGCTGGATATATTGATGTATTCTTGAATGGTTCAAAGCTAGAGAATGGTGTAGACTTTACAGCTGTTACTGCTACTAATATTACACTAACTTCTCCAGCAGCATTGAATGATGTAGTAGATATTATCTGTTATGCGGTATTTGAGTTAAGTACAGCACCTACAAAAGACGTTGTAGCATATACTGTATCAACTGTTGAGGATTTAACTTCTGTTCCTTCTAGTTATACTACAGCTATCGTTAAAGACTTAGACCGTGGCGGTACTTTTATTTGGACATTAACTGGTACAGCTAATGGTGGTACTGTGTTTGCTGGAGCTACTGGTTTTTGGACTAGACAGTATGATGGAGCTGTTAGTGTCGACTGGTTTGGGGCTAAAGCAACAGACTCAACTACTGCAATACAGACAGCACTCAATAATTCTACAAATGTTATATGTTCAGATAACTACACGTATAATATCTCCTCAACATTAGTTGTTCCTGATTACTGTACTTTTAGTGGGTCAGGAGAAAAAACAGTAATTAATGTTACTAACGATAATGTTGCAATATCTATAAAAGCTTATGCTGACGTATCTAAATTTAAAGTAACAAAGAGTGGAACACATACAAAGAATTTGGTAGAAGTAGGTAGCCTAACCTATCACGGTTCAAGAAGTACAGTGCATGATATGTATATCACTGGAGCTGGTAACGATGGGTTACAAATACGTGATGGAAATCTTGGGACAATTAGTAACATTGTATCTGTGTTTAATGGAAGAGATGGTATTAACTTTACAAAAGAGACACAAAATAACAACGCTTGGGTTATATCAGGAATGAATGATTTGCGCTCCAATGGTAGAGATGGATTTAACTTAGAAATGGGGGCATCATCTGGAGATGCTTATGCACCTAAATCAATTAGTGCAGATATGCTAACTACTCAGGAAAACGGTAGATATGGTGTCTATATAGGAACTAGGTCAAATAGTATTGTTGTATATTCAGAAGGGAATACGGCTATTGGAAATTATGTTAACCAAATATTCCTAGATACTCATGCAGCTGGAAATTATATAATATCAACAGAAGCTGCTATCACTGACAACTCAGCATCTCCAGCTGGAAATTTCTGTTCACATTCATACGGTGGGGCTGGCTATGATAGATTACCAATTTCAAAAGTGAAATTCGCTGGTGGTACTGGTAAAGGATTAAGAATAAGCAATAATGATGCTACATCTGGGTATTTAGACCTAGAAAAAACATCTAGTGGAAATTATAAATTTATATCTGGTGGGTATGGAGCAGAACAGACCACTACATTTACACATTTACAATATCCTACTTATGGGCATAATGTGTTGTTTAATGGATATATACAACCTAATTCATTACGTATTAATGACGACGTAGCAACCAACAAAATTGAGTTTTTAAATAATACAACAACTGGTAAATTGTCATTTTATAAATCAGCAGCTAATACATATTACTTTCAAACCTCAGCATCAAGCGGAGGTCAAAATGTATATTTTGATTCTGCAAGCGGTTTAACAAATTGGAGATTCAATGGATTGGTAGTACCTGCTATTGATAATGCACACTCTCTTGGTGTTACTAGTTTAAGATGGTCAGTTGTCTATGCAGCTACTGGAACCATCAATACATCAGATGAAAGATTAAAAACATTTTTTGATATTGAAGAAGCTGAGATAAACTGTGCTAAAGCTTTAAAATCAATGATAAGTAAATTCAAATTTAATGATTCTGTTGACGTTAAAGGACTAGACGCAAGAATCCACTATGGAGTAGGTGCTCAATCTGTTATTGCAAAAGTAAGTGAATTTGGGTTAGACCCAATGAAATACGCATTTATTTGTTATGATAAATGGGATGAAACCGTAGAGACTTATGATACAGAAGGGAACATACTACAACAACATATTCCTGCTGGTGATAGATATGGAATTCGTTATGATGAATTGCTATGTTTCATTATAAGTGCAATGTAATGAATAAACTAAAACAATTCCTAAAATCAACAATAGTATTGATAGCTTTTTCCTCCTCTCTGCATGCTGATACATTCTTTCAGCAAGATGATAAACAAAAGCATATCGTAGGCTCTATGGCTATCGGTGGAGTGGCTACTGGATTGGCTCTGCATTACGGTTCTAATAAGTTTGAAGCAGTATGTATCGGTATTGCTTCGGCTTTGTTAGTTGGTATCGCTAAAGAGGCTATCGATGGTAAAGGCTATGGCACTAAGGACGTTAATGATATTTATGCTGATACAATTGGAGCTATCACTGGTTCTATGATTTCAACACAACTAAATTGGAGGTTCTAAGATGAAGAATGTATTGTTTGCTGTTATGACTATTGGTTTGCTTGCTGGGTGTACTCCTAAATCTGTTGATTTTATGGAGTCAATGCAAGTAGAAGGGCAACACGATAAAGCATTGGAGTTTTTAGGAACTGATAGAAGTAAATCTGGGATGACGTATATCGCTACCCCAAAAGCTAAGCAGTGCTTACGTGATAAGATGGTAGCTCGCGGTTATTACGTTATTCAAGACGACATCGACTGTTGGGATAATGAGGTGAAATAATGGAGCATGCTGTAGAGATTGATAATATTAAAAAGGATTTGAGAGTCACTCAAGACAGTGTTCTGCTTATCCATCAAGACTTAAAGCAGATGAGCAAGGGCATATCAGAAATGGCTGTATCTATGAAGATAATGGTAGATGTGCAATCTGATATGAGATTGATGACAGAACGTGCTGAGAGTCGTTACATAGCTCAGAAAGAAACCAATAATAAATTGGATATGAGAATTGATGCAGTCAATAGTGCTATCGAAGATAAGTCTGAATTGATTGGTAAACAAGCTCAACAAGGTAGTGTTGCATATAACATCATTAAGTGGATTGGAATCACTATCGGAAGTCTATTGCTTACATCTGTTGTTGGTTCATGGTTATATGTAGTAGCAATGCAAGGAGGAAAATAATGGAAATTAAACTAAGTGAGCATTTTACATTTGATGAGCTAACCAATACATCACATGGTGATTATGTAAAAGGAAATAAAGAACAAGCAAATGGCTTTATAAAGCAGTTAAAATATACAGCTGGTGCGTTAGAGGAGATTCGTTCATTAATAGGTGTTCCATTGACTATTACTAGTGGATACAGAAGTCCATTGCTAAATAGAGTAGTTGGCGGTAGTCCTACGTCTAAACACACTCACGGGTTGTGTGCTGACTTCAAGCCTATTGGTTTAACAGTAAAGAAAGCATTTAAAATCATTACAGCACAGAAAGATAGATTACACTCTGTACGTAAAGTAATTATTGAAGGTGTAAAAGGCAAAGAGTGGATTCACTTGCAAGCTAAAGTAAATGCTAATGAACCAATCAGTTTATATTCTACATCAGACGGTAAAACATATCAGGAGGTATCATAATGAGTAAAGCAAGAGAATTAAGTAAGTTACCAAACTACGTATTAAGTACTGTAGCTGAGTTAAAGTTAGCAGTAGGTAAAGAACAAGGCGATAAAGCATTTATAGGTGGGTACTATGCTGATGGTGATGGTGGAGGTGGAGACTTCTATTGGGATGCTGTAAATGTTGAAGCTGATAATGGTGGAACTATCTTTCAGGTAGCTGGAACTACTACTGGTAGATGGAAACGTATTTATAGTGGTAGTGTATCAGTTAAATGGTTTGGAGCCAAAGGTGATGGAGTTGTGGATGACACAGTAGCATTGTCTAATGCCTTTTCTTGGCTATCAGCTTCTAATTATAGAAAACTAATAGGCAATACAAACGATTCGTATTTATGTAAGCAAACCTTACCGATAACTTCTTCTGCTGGTATTTTTGATGGGAATGGATGTGTATTTTATCATGCAGTTACATCAAATAACCCGCTATTTATTTTTAATAATACATCGCAGTCTCCATTTGAATTAAGAAATTTTACAGTATTTGGAAGTGGCACTGTTGGTAATGTAATTTCAATCTTTGGTGCATTAGCAGGGTCTCCTTCTTTTTTAACCATTGATAACGTAAAAGTAAATTCAGTTATAGGAACTGGTAAGAATTCTACTGGCACATCTGTACCTTCATGTTTCGTATGGTGTGAAAATAGTATGACAATAAGAATAACTAATTGTACAATATATAATAGTAGCGGAGGAATTTATTTTACCAATACTCAAAAAATATTAATATCAAATACTACAATTGATACAATTTTAACTGGTAGACATTTATACCTAAATGGTTGTAGGCATATAGTAATTAATGGAAGGTCTATTATTAATGGCGGAACCAACAGTGGGCAATGTGAGTTTATTGGAAATACATCATTATCAGTCACAGAAACAAGATTTAAAAGTGGAAATGGATACGCAATTTCTGCAACTGGTCAAAACAATTCGTTGACTATTAGTAGATGTAATTTTGAAGTTTTTGAATATTCAACATCAAGCGTGCTGGTAACTACCTCTGCATCAGGAGTTAACTTATATTCAAACTACTTTACATTAATAAATAGCGGAGCCTCTACCATTTTCACTCAGGCGGTAATAGATATTATAGATGAATCAGGTGGGGGGTATATTTCGCTATCAGGTAAAATAGAATCAAACAAAATTATTGTTAATAATGGATTAACATTAAATGCTGGTATAAGATTAAACTCATCATTAAATAGTCTAAGAGGTTGGAGTGTAAATAATAATATAATAGGGAATGTTGCAACATCATCTATTATTACCAATGGAATTTTACTGCTTGGAACTCAACAAAGTACAGAAGTTCTTAATAATGGGTTTAATCATCAAGGTAGTGGCAGCTATGTAGTAACTGGTTTGAGCATTGGAAGTTCTTGTTCTGGTACTAAAGTAAGTGGGTTAAGTAGCTCAGGGATAACAAACTCATTAATAGTAGACAGTGGAATACATACAATACGTGAGCAACTTGGTGTGTGGGAAGCTGGAACATTTACTCCAGTTATTTATGGAGGCACGGTGGAGGGAACTGGTACATATACTATGCAAAATGGGAAATATAGCAAAATAGGAAATCTTGTATTTATCAATATTGCATTAACGATAACAGCGCATACTGGAAGTGGTGAATTTAGAATAAAAGGACTTCCATTTCCATCTTTTTCACTGTCAAGTCAATTACAATCAATGAACATAGTGACGTCAGGAGTTACATTTTCAAATCAAATTGTATGCTATCCATCGCAAGGGACATCATTTATAAGACTTAGCCAATTAGTTACAAATAGTGCAATGACAAATGTTCAGTTATCAACATCATGTACTGTATATATTACTGGTGTATATGAGATAGCATGAATAAACTAAAACAATTCCTAAAATCAAAGTCAATTAACTTCGCACTCTTTATGGGTGCATTAGGTGTAGTAGAGTCATATACTGGTGAAATAAAAGATAAACTAGGAGATACTTATGGTTTAGCTTATGCAATGGTATTTTCTATTGGTATGGTATATCTACGACTGATTACTAACACATCAATTAAGGATAAATAGTGTGGGTACTATTTTTGAAAACATACTGGAGATTGGTTTTGGAATTGGTGTTCTTCTTATCATTGTTGGTCTTGTTGGGTTTGATGAAAATATCGAACACTAAGCTAGAGGCTGACAAAAAGGTGCTTGAATCTGAACTGTCAAGTATTACTTTACAGTTGGAGCAGAACGCTAAGGACTACGACGTAGCTATGACTGAATACACTAAGAATATTCAACATAGGGACAAGGTATTTAAAACAAGAGTTGAAAGTATCTATATATGGGAGGATAAAAATGACAGCTGCCAAGATGTTATTAATCGTTTTAACAATTATACTTTTTAGTGGGTGCTTTGGTTGTGAGCCACAAGTTAAGAAGTGTGTCACTCCTAACGTTAAAAAGCCTATAATGAATAATACAATTGTAAAAACGGATAAAGAAGTATTTGAAAAGGTGATGAGCAATTATCTACTTATGGAGAAATACGCAGAAGATTTGCTTGATTCCAATCTAGTTTGTAAATAGTCCTAAAGGACTACTTCTACTTTACCAGACTTCCCAAACTCTACTCCATCTGAGAAGCATTGAGCCAATAATCTAATAAGAGCATCTTCTGCTTTCTTATTCCCTTTATACAGAGCATTTGGAACAGCTCTGACAAGCATACGCAAATATTGGTTTTCTTTATCAACAACTACTGTTTCCATATTTTCTCTCCATAAGTAGTTCAATATATTTAATAGCTTTTAGTAAATCTTCTTTACCATTCTTTAGATGATACCTAGATACATATTTAATAACATTTCCAACTTCCCACTCAAGATTATTTGCTGTGATATATTCATTAGGTGGAATAGCAAATGATGTGTAATGGCTAGGGTTTATATTATCCCCATAAACACTCTTAAGTGCATTATCATATGCTCTATTAAACATCGCTCCAACTGAGCTACCTTCTTCTTTCATCTCTCTTTCAAACTCAATCATTTCTGGAATCATAATTTAGCCTTTGTATAATCTGCTTTATATAGAGTATGCTCTGGTTGGTCTTTCCACTTCATCCACTTGTCTCCATCATTGCCATATAAATCCCATTTCTCTGCTTGCTTTGGGTCTTGTAGTCTTGAGCTAATCTCTAGTACAGTCTCTTCCATAGCTATCTGAGCATCAAAACCAAATCTAGGCATAAAGTTTACAGTGAATACATTGATGTCACATAGAGCATCAATTACGTCTTCCTCAGTGCTATTTGCATTATACATCTCTGCATCAGCTAACATTGACTCAGCATAAGTATCTGCTAATTTCTTGAGAGATTTCTTATCCATAACTTTATGTAGCCCTAGCATTTCAAGCAACTCTTCAACAATACAATACACTGCAAGCTTCTTAGTGATAGGTGTCTTATCCGTACCTCTAGCTATTCCCCAATTATTAATACTTTCTACAATGTTCATTTATTATCCTTGATATATTCTTGTGCATCTTCTTCTGAATAAAAAATCTTTATGATTTTCCAATAACCAAAGTGGTCTCTTGCTTCAACAAATTGTTGAATGTTATTGTCTGCTTTACGGTATTTCATTTATTCTCCTCTTTCGTTGGCTTCAGCTATCTTTTTTCTGTTCCAATTAACTGCTTCTAGGCAGTCATTAATACGTCTCATATCCCTAGTTTCTAATGGCTCATTTAGTAAATCCCTAATGGTATCTTCTGCCCAAATGATTTGCCTATGAAACAATCTAATATTCTTTTGTACAAAGTCCTTATCATAGTATGTGCTATACAAGTATTCTGATGACTTCATTTTTCTTCTCCAATTTTGATATAGCTTTCAATATGCTTTGAGTGCATCTAAAAGACCTAGCTCTCTGTCCATTTGATATATGCGGATTTCCCTCTTGAGCATATCTTCTAGCAGATATAGCCTTCTTAATTCTCTCGGTATCCCATTCGTTAGCATAGAACCCATGCTTCACTGTTGTTCCAGTTGGACACGTTAAATGGTATAGATAGCCATTGCTCATATTGGCTCCAGCATTTTCTAAATCACGCAATGTTACAATCATCTTTTGACTCCCTTAAACATATCACAATCATCTAAATCTCCGTCAACTACCATAGCATCTTGAGTTGGTTTAATGATACCTAGATGACGTTCCAAGCTATTGATTAATTCTTCTCTTCGCTTAGCTTGGTTCTCATCTTCTGGAATAGCTGAGTATAATAATTCTAATCTTGTTTTTTCATCCATTGTTATCCTTTTGAAGTTGTAGTGCAATGCTGATATACCATCCACTACCCGACTATATTTCTACCACGTCAGACCTAGATTGTGTAGGTGTCCTTAATGATTTATCAGTAGGCATAAGCCTTTAATCAACCAATATTATTGGCTCACTAAAGGTGATATAGCGAATGACAGTGAAACATTCCTATATCGTGACTAAATCTTTAGACTTTTATTTAAAAGTTTATCACTGTAAGTTTTTTGATAGCTAATACATCGTGCTATCAGCGATGATAACAGTTGCAATCTCAACCAACTGAGACCACTGCTATACGATTAAACACACATAGATTGGTTAGTGTACAGTATCTTCTTCTGATGACTGTGGGGAGCAACACATATAACTATCTCACGTAGTCGCTACGGATACCTCAACGTGAACCCTGCATCCACTGGTTAACCAGTCTGTGTTACTCCACACAACCATCCTAAGATGGCTATTCATTAAATAGAAACTTCATATCCTCAGGGATACATTCATACATTGCTTCACTGACTTCTCTAATTTGGAAGTGTGCTGAAGATGCTCTACGAAGCTCTAGGAAGTTCTTTAAGCTTCTAGCGTTAAACATTACTGTCCAGTTGTATTGGAAGGCTTGCGGTAGCATTAGAGATACAATCTCGTTTGATACTCCTTCCTCTATAAAGTCTTCAATCCATATCTTTAGGTGAACAAGTAGCATATCTACTCTATCATGCCCAGTAGGCTCAAATACAATATCAGTCTTGTTCAATGTATATCGACTTGACTGACACGCATAACTAGCCATACGATGACGAGTCATTTCAAGTAATACTTTTGTACTAGCTGATATGTCAAATGTGAATGTAGCAAACTCCAATACACTAGAGTGCTTATGTTTCAGTGCTACCTTGGTAATACGATTATCACGCTTAATTGGGTCTGAATAATCTCCCTTAGCGTAGCAAAGTCCTATACTATGGTCTATCCCTTCAAGTCCTTGATGAGCAATTAGTTTTACTTTCATTCACTTACCTTCTTTGCTAATAGTTCACATACATTTGCTAACTCTTCACTTATCCAATCAGGTAGGCAGTGGTCACCAAACTTTCCTATGGTAAAGCCTTCCATCTGTGACAATAGAACTAATATTCTTAATGCTTCTTGCTTATCCATTTCTAATCCTTTTCATATTTAAGACAGTCTATAAAGTCTTTTTCATATTTAACTTCACCACGTACGGTATCATGTGAATAGTAACATGGATACTTAAAAGATGAAGCGTCAAATGGTTTTATTATATAAAATTTACAATCATGGCAAAAATCATAATTGCCTTTATTTGTTGGTGTCATTGTCTAATCCTTTTTGTTGTGTCTCCGAGAGTACAGGTCTTTGGGAATCCAAACTCTCTATACTCATCTACTGTGAAATATCTATCAGTAAGTTCGTATGTTCCATCTGAATACATCATCCTAACTTTGTATTCATAGACTGGCTCTGAAGGTTTGATGCGAATTTTTCTGTGAATATAAAATACATTGCTTGGCATTGGTAGCCATGAGTGTATTTTGTCATCTTGGTAGTTATCATTGAACCATTCGATAGGTATGTCTTTGTCTTCTGCCAAAGCGTGTAGTATATTTGCCGATGGATGACGATTCTCACCTCTTGGAATACATACGTTTGAGTCGAAGAACTTTTTTAAATCCTCTTTTAGTAGTCCTCCAATTAACTCTACTCTATCAGTAAAGTCTTCTTTAGTCATCATAACTCCTTTGAATGATTTAGCACATCTTGTGCTTGTTCTCTACCTAGCTTACATATACCCTTGTAAGCAGTAAGAGCTTTTTTGTAATTACCTTGATACTTATCTAGGTTACGTTTTAATCGTACAGCTGAACATTCAGCATTGCCTTTAAACGTATAAGGACTACAAGGTAATAAGTCTCCATCTTTAATTGATATACCAAAAGCACCTATCACATAAGGTACAGCATGAGTAACATCTTGTTCATAGTCACTCTCTGACTTACAGATAGATGCTAAAACTTTGGGGATACATTGTTATCCTCAGCAGCATCAATAATAATATTAGCTTCTTTAAGTGAAGCACCATCTTCCATAATCTTAATGACAAGTTGCTGATGAGCTATGATCTCGTCACTATCATTATACTCTGCTTCACATACAGCCATTTGAGCTTCTAGTGATGCTACTTCTTTAAGATATTCCTTCTCTAATTCATTCTCATGGTATACTGCATATACAGAGAATGATATGAGCATTACGATTACAGTGTCTTTAAATATATTCATTATGTTTCCTTTTATTGTTACTGCAAGATAAGCCCATCTAGGCAATTAGACCAAAACTTCCCCCCGATATTTTCATTCAGGTAAGCACATGACTCAAGCACACCGTATCCAAACAGATACTTATTTTCAAGATAAGTCATAGTCCTTTGGTTGCTGCACCAAGCTAGTATTTCTTTTGTCTCAATCTCTAGTCCTTCTGTAAGCTTACTAGAGCCTGTATAAGACTTCCATTTGTTCTCAGCAACTTTTGTCCTTACTGCATTCTTTCTTTGAGTTTTAAGTGGCTTTAAACGTGTTGTAGATACAGCTAGCTTCTTGCCAACATAAGCTCTTCCATCTTTGTAGTGAATAATATATACAAAGCCAATAGCTCCTTCTGGTAGACTATCAACTATGTTATTCTGGTATAACCACTGCATACTTTAGCCCTTGTTTCTCCATCTCTTTTCTAACCATCATATCTACAAACTCTTTCTGTTGGATGCCTCTTACGGCACAAAGAATCTTCATGTTATAACTAGTAACATCACTGATGTTAACAGTTGTGTCTTTTCGCTCTTTCTTCATTCAATCTCACCTTTATCCTTTCAATATTTCTTTCTATCCATTCTTTAGCAACATCTTTACTTATGAAAGATGCTATCTTATATCCAGACTTGTATTCCCAACAACCATAAACTACAGTATCTTTCTTATAATAAAAGATCATGCCTCCAGCAGTAAATGAATTACTGGCTGTTAGCTTTGGGAACTCAGTTTTTATATCAAGCGAAAGGGTTAACTTTCTTGGTTGCTGTTGTTGCATTTGTAGTACCTTGCTTAGCTTTAGTTTTCTTCACAGGACTCTTTTCTAGTCTAGCCTTAGCTGAGTCATAAGCCTTAGTCTCTGTAGCTCCTGATAGCATTTCTGATGCAGATAGCTTATCAGCATTGAATACATTTAGAATCTCTAAGTTATACACTTGATTTCCATCTTTGTTCTTAACTGGGTTCTTATCTTTGTCAAGAGCTTCAATCTGTTGCAATGCTACATTCATGGTCTTCCCTTGCCAATCAACCATGAAGTCAACTTCTTTTTCTACTTCAACTTGCTTACGTTCACCATCAACTTCTTTCCACTCTTTTGTCTTAACAATACGTGACTCAGACTTGATGTTAGCCAATGAATTGTTCTCTGACAAAGTAGCAATGTAGTTCATCTTTTTAACTGTAATGTATGTAGGCAGTGACATCTTCTTACCAGTCTTCTTATCCACATAGAAAGTATCTTGCTCTCTGTTGGTTGCATACAAGTCTGTACTCCATAAGCCTTCGCCTTCAAACTCTACGTGAACACCAATTGCTCCACCTTCTGACTGAATACCCCAAGCACGATTAACAACTAACTCATATACACCAGCCTCACTGATAAAACTCATTCCTGATGAATCTTTCATCTCCTCTTGCATAGTTCCGATTTTTTCTTCATTGATACGTTTAAAAATTGACATTGTATTTCCTTATTTTTTTGTTGTAATAGATTTTAAGATTGAACCGATATTTACTGTATCGGAAATGACTTGACCTGTTGGAATACCAGCTCTTGTTTTACCTACATAAGTTGAAGTTGAGTTAGTATGCAATACACGCTCTCCATCATTATTTACGTTCATATAGTACACTTCATCAAACAAACTTACTAGCTTGCTCTGTGCCTTCTTAGCAGGTATCTGTGGCATATATGTAACAGAACCATTTGCTTCTGCTGATTCTCGTAAAGCTGAAAAGATAATGTTTACGCCCTTTAAATCACGAAACATCTTTACCATCTTAATCATCTTTTTAGTGTACTCTTGCCACTTAGGGAAAGTATTAGATGGATTACCAAAGTACTCATCGTCTTCTAGCTCAGATACAATCATCTCACCAATCTCAGTCAATGAGTCGATACAAATATTGTCATACTTTAACTTACCATCCCTGATAGCTAAATATGCTTTTCCAAGTGTAGCAATATCAAGAATATCAATAACATCAATCTTCTTATCCTTTAGGACTAGTAGTCCACCTTCTGCGCTCAATACAAGTGTTTTACCAACTAATGTTCCAAGCTGTGTAGTCTTCCCGACTCCAGATTCTGCGAAAAGTAGTACCTTGATACCATCCGTATGCGCTTCTGAAGTATTCTTAATTTCAAAGTCACTCATAATACATCTCCTTATTATTTAAAATATTGTAACAGTATAATGCTTTAACATATCTTAATCATATGTCTCAGCAAAAGGATCGCCTTCTTCGACATATTCATCATCTGAATAGTCATCGACTTCTTTTTCTTCTTTCCTTTCTATGGTTTTAAATATAGTCTTTTCAAGCTCTCTAGTAGTAAGAGGATTGTCGAACTGCTTGTTGACCCTGAGTATTTCATCTTTGGCTTCATCATGTGTATAGCCTGTATCCATAAGCAATAGGGCTAACTTAATCAATGCACTGTTTCTTCCTCCATGTTGATTACGAATGATATACTGACTGATACCACCAATATTCTTCTTGGATAGATTAGACCCAGCTTTTCTATAAGTTTCACTCTCGCCAGTGTTTGATACGTACTTATCACAGTTAATCAGTATCCCTTCGTTATACCAATACTCACCACTAGCTCCATAAAAGAATCTACTAGCATCAGTGCATTGTCTATCTAGCTCAATAGGCAAATCCTCCATGATATTCTTCATAAAGTTACTATATTGCTCCACTGTCAAGTCAAGCGTATATTCCATAGGCATGATAATTCTGAATCTATCACAGACAATACCATTCTTTTCTTTCTGATGGTTCCTAGTAGTTGAAATAAGGTATGTATAGTCGCTCAAAATGATTTTAGCCATATCCAATGTGGTTCCACCATCAACGTCAAGCATAAGCAATGAAAATGATGTAATTACATTATCTTTATTTCTATACCCATTCTTGAATCTATGTGCTGAATAACACAACCCATCTGACTGAGTAACCTTATGCATATCAGTCCAAGTACCAATTTCATTAGGTGTATATCCAGTTGTCATATCTGCTGAATAACTGAATATCAATGGTTCAGTTAAGTCTGTTGCAGTCTTTCCTCTAGCTTGATAAAACGTAATGTTCTGCCTGTCTTCAATCTGTAAAGTAATATTGTTCTGATAAGCATAACCTTTAGCTAATTCCCAAAAGGCTTTCTTGGATTTAATATCTGCATAGAATGGTAATTCTTGTGTTAATGTATATTCACTCTCTTCACCATTGCTTTCACACAACCAATCAACAATAAGTTCATACTTCTCAGGTCTTGAATTAATTAGCTTCAAGCTTTCAAAACTCTCTTCAACAATAGCCATAGCTTCATTAAAGTGTTTAGCTTCTACTTGCTGTTTCATATCCATCATTGCAATCAATGCACTAATCTTCAATGCCAACCAATGCTTATTCTGAGTATATACCATGTTTAGTGGTTTATATTTAGATACTAGCTCGCTGTCTTCTTTGCCTTTAATCTCTGACTCAATATAAAGCCTCTTAGCTTCATCATCAAGCTCCAAGACTCTATTATGATAGTTGGTTGCAATGTAAGTCATACAAGCACTAATCTCATTGATAGCTATCGCTGTAGCACCTTCGTTAACAAGAGTATAGTGATTTACATGGCTTGTAACCATAGCAAATAAGTTACGTCTAGCCATACCAGCACCTAGTAAATCAAAGAATAGCTTTTCTGTCTCTGCTTTACCTTCAAAGATTAATGTAGGACTTCCAAACATCATCATATTATGAGGAACTGGTTTAGTAGCTCCCTTGACTCCCGTAGTACGTCTTAGGTTAGGTTTGATAACTCCATGATCGAATGCATTAAGCAATGTATCACTTAACATATCGTACTCTTTAGCTAATACTGAACCCATTTCATCTAATGCAATGTTTACTGAATAAATATCCATAGTATCCATCATGGAGCGTATAGCACTAATAGCACTGTCTGTAGCACTCTTATAGATAGGACTAATAGTTACCCCTTCCTTGATAAGCTTGGCAATACCTTCCATATCAAATGGGTCAATATCTTCCATCTTCTGTTCAGCAATAGCTTTGATTTCAATTAGAGCATCTTTAATGAATAACTCTTCTATGTATCGTAAGCTTCTACTCTTGCTTAATCCACTTCCTGCAATAGCAATACCATACACATTAGCTGGTACTGTACTAAAGTCTGTAGGACACTGAACCTTGCTGCGAACATTATTTGCTATAACAGCCACGCCGAATAAACTAAGTACCCTCATATAGTGGGCTAAATCGCTATTGGCATCTTTGCCAGCTAAAACCGAAACCATCTTATCTAACATCATATTACTCCATTAATTGTATGTTCAAGATTATTTTCAAGAACATAAGAATCATATTTTTTAGCAGCATCAATAGCTGTATCAAACATTCCAAGTCTAATTCTCTTACCACCAATACCTATTGATGATATATATTTACAACATCTTTTATCAAAACACACTCCCCTATAGCCACTTGTATTATGTGAATACAATAGGCTTGTATTTCTATTTTGAACAGTCATGCTTACCCATCTGCAATTTGAAGGCTCATAATTGCCATCATTATTTATTCTATCTATAGTCAAGTCGTCATCATATCCATTTGCGATAGCCCAATCATAAAATTTAACAAACTCACCTTCCCATTCAGAACATATTTTTATTCCTCTTCCACCGTAATGTTCAAATGCAGAACATTTTATATTCAATACCCTATCCTTCATCCCTCTGTATATCTTATATAATCTAGTTCCAGACATTCCATGACTTGTAAGCTGTTGTGACGCTTGCTCTATGTGATAGCATCCGCAACTTATTGTATTTCCGCTCTTAATACTTTGAGCCATTGCTCTAAACTCTTTTCCACAATAGCATTTATAAATTCCATATCTTCGCTTTTTTACAGCATTAGCAGTTGGATAATACATTCCTAAATCTTCAATTAACAATGGCACTGGTATTTGTGATTTTTCTAACATAAAGCCTCCTCAGACTTATAAATTTACATGAGAGGTTGAAGCTGAGGAGGCTGTAGACAACCTCTCAGATAAACTTTCTACATAGGACATTATACCATGCTTTAGTTTAAATCTCTACTCCTATTGTTTTTACTTCAAAATTTTCAACCAATGAGAATAGAGTCTTTTTCATCATATCTTTCTCATCTCCAAACATATCTAAGAACTCGTCTATTACTGTACCAGCTTCATCCATAGGCACTCTTTCATCATGCACTAATAGCCTACCTTGATTACCAGTAATTCGTATCTCATCTTCATAATTCATGTGAATTGTATAAAGTGTTTTATCCATCTCCATCTCCTAATTAATTTTGGTAAAGTGTCGATGCTGAGGGATTTGACTGATTGCTTACTGAGTTTACGAAGTAAGCTGTCAAACCCGATAAGCTAGAGACCTTTACCGATTAGCACATTGAATCAACTTATACTAAC